GTTTGGTTATATCTCTAAGTCTATTCTTCTCTTTGACAATAGCTGAAGTATCTTCAGATGTTTCTAATGCTCTATTGAATAGGATGTCTTGAGCATCAAGTAAAGGTTTGCGTTCCTCACGGAGTCTATCTTTAGTAATAACTTTAGCCTTATTAATGTCTATTGTTATGCCCATATCCATGCTCCTCTAAAAGTTCTGTCTGATGGTACATCTGCATCTTTTACTATTTCAAATTTAGCACCTTCTGGAACATCTTTAGCAGCAAGTTCTTCAATGGTGTGATCCTGTAGATACTCTGGAGCAGGAATAAGAACTGCTACTCCACCTTCTTCTGTTTTATATATAATTCTCATAATTGTCCTTTATCTAAAGATAGCTATACATATATTCTGAGCATCCCATGCCGAACCGTTTTGGTATGCTACTGTATATCTACAAGATCCTACTGCGGGTACTTCAGTTTGAGAATTTTGAGATACGTTAATCTGGTCTGCACCTGCGCCACCTGCCGTACCCGTTGACGCATAATTCACATCTGGCATAGCTGTTGTAAAGTTTACTCTGTAATTTCCAACTGCCACATCAGTAACAGAGCTAACATTCCCACTGGCTCTTATAGCAAGAGTACCCTGCCCATTGAAGTTAACCCAAACTCTACATCCATACGCTGTAGCAGCAGAGCCGTACCCTGAGTTGAACTTCAAGTTACCCTCTTTAGTAATTCTCATACGTTCAGCGTGACTTACCCCTGACTCATGCGTTTCAAAAGCAATCTCTTGATGACCTGATGCGTCTGTAAATCGAATAGCAGCCCCTCCACTAACGCCTAAATTATATGCACCATCAGCATTAAAATAGGTTAGCCTACCTCCTGATGCCTTGATCCGTATATCTCCTGCAACTGTTAATGGGTCAGCAGATGCAGTAGTACCTATACCAACTTTACCATTGGCTGCAATACGCATACGTTCAGTTGGATTTCCACCACCTCTGGTAGAGAATATTAAATTACCGTTGCCAGAGCTTTCATAGTCACTTGCTATTGATGCGCTGCCGTGATTGTCATGACTAAACATCATTCGAGCCAAGTTTCCTGTGGACTTCGTTACTGAATTTATAGCCAGTTGTCCTGTGTAGGTACTAGACTCGTCTATGTCGCTTCTAATATCTAGTTTTGCTTCTGGAGCAGTAGTGCCTATACCAACTTTACCGCTCGAATCTATTCTCATACGTTCTACTGGATTACTTGCTCCACCTGCTGTACCAAAAGATAAATAAGTAGCTCCACCACCAGTATGCTCTGATGATAAATAAGAATAATGATTGTTGTCACCACCTATTAATAAAGTAGATGTTCCATTATTACCACCTGCTCCTGCACCTTTTAATGCAAGTTTTACATTTGAAATAGCACCACCATAACCTGTACTTGGGCTATCTGTACCTATGCCAACACTACCTGCGTTATCAAGAGTCATCTTCAAAGTAGGCGCAGCATTTTGTGAAGATGACGTTAAAAAGTTCAGCGTTGCAGATGGATATTGACCAGTTGCTTGAGTCTCTTTGAATTGCGCTACGATTGATGCTCCTGCATAATTCGGAGTATCATCTGTATCAGCCCTAGCAAAGTGTAGCCCTGCTGTATTTTCATCTGTCTGATCGGTATTTACAATTGCAATTGCTGCAACGCCATTTTGAACTATATTGGTGTTGCTATTACTGCCCGTTACAACAAGTTTGGCGCTTGTACCTGCTCCATTAAAAAGAGATGTTTCGGCAGCACCTATACCAACATTACCCGCGGAAGTAATACGCATACGCTCAGTATTATATAAGGTGGTAGAGAACACCATATTATTGCTATTGTCTATATAAATTCCACCAACAAGTGTACCTGCATTACTCCAACGCAATAAGTTAGTTGAAGCTAAATTAATTCCTCCGTTTACATCTAGTTTCTGTGTAGGAGCAATAGTACCTATACCAACATTATTATTAGTATCAACCGTTATATACGTAGTATTCTGGTTTTTAAATGTGGTAGTAGTACTTGTGGTCTCTATGCTAGATGCCATTATTTATTTTCCTCATTAACGTAACTCCGCCCAACCAAGATTGTTTCCATTATTTTGAGCTATGTAGGTTGCCCCCGCAGGAACAATCGCAGAAACAAAAACCTTATGAGATCCAATATCTCCATTGCCACCCGCTTGTCCAACTAACACCGATCCAACTGTAAGTGAAACAACCAAACCATTTCCACCACCACCCCAGACATTTACTTGGATAGGCTTTCCTGTGGTATTGGTATAAGAAATGTTAGCTGATCTACTGGATGATACATCTATCCAAGATTGATCAACACCTATATCTGTATTATTAACTGTTAAGTCTGGTCTAGCAACTGTAAGATAGCGAATAATTACAACACCTGAACCACCAGTTGTTTGCCCCACGTAACTTGTTACGTTACCTTGTGATCCTGCGCCTCCACCTCCGCCACCTGTATTCGCTGTTCCGGGTGTAGGAGGGTTAGTATTGGTATTATAAGAACCATTACCTCCACCACCATTGCCACCAATACCACCAGTTGAACCGTTCTGCCAAGACCCACCTCCACCACCACCTCCGTAGTAGACACTTGAACCTGAGTATGAGTTTGCTACGCCAACACCACCCGCAGCACCATCAGTATTACTTGTAGAACCGCCGACAGCACCTGCTCCTCCGCCTCCGCCACCTCCATGAGCAGAAGTAGCATTGCCACCTGCATTACCTTGTCCTGCTGTACCTGCTGCACCAGTATTATGATAAGAAGTAGCTACTCCATTACCACCACCACCTGAACCACCGCTTGCAGGAGGAGTAGCACTGTAGTTACCCCCTCTACCTCCACCAATAGCTGTTAGTCCAAAAGCAGTAGAGTTTCCACCATTATTCCCTAGAGAACTTGTACCACCTGTTCCACCTTCTCCGATAACAATCGGATATCCTTGAGCAGTAACACTAAGACTTGCAGCAGTAAGTACTCCACCTGCTCCGCCTCCACCTGCGTGCCAATTACCCCCTGCTCCCCCACCTGCGACTATTAAGTAATCAACATTACCCGCGCTATTGGGTGTAAAAGTTCCAGATCCATTAAAGGTGTGAATTGTATAATCGCCAGATTTTGTAATGCTCCCACCTGTGGCAGAGAAGCCTACTTCCTTAACACCCGCAGCTAAAGTTAATACTCCAGTATCTTTAGCCATTGTAGCCATAATACCAGTAGACTCATCTGCTATTACAAGATTACCACCTTCATTTTTAATGCCCCATGTTTCCGTGGTGTTCTTTAGTAGTACCTCGGCAATATCAGTTGTGGTAGCTTCTACTTGTAATCCAAGCCTACCTGCATGAGCTACGTGGAGCTTTTGAGCAGGGTTGCTAGAGCCTATACCAACATTACCGTTGGGCATAACTCGCATCTTCTCTGATATTGCACTAGAATCTACAGATGTACTTGTACGAAATACTAAAGCACCAGGGGCTGCTGAACTAGCAGTTCTATCGCAGGCTATACTAGCCATTATTCCTGCATTGTTTTCATTCTTCCAATCAATTGTAAATGGCTGAAGACCAGTAGCAGAGGCAGGTGATTGAGCTTCGAGCTTCCCATTGTTCAACAGTCTTATACGTTCTGTACTCGTCCCACTGGTGGTTGTCTTGAAGACCAACTTACCTTCACCAGAGCTAATTTCTGTGCCTACAATTTCTGCGGCAACATCAGTCACAGCTGAGCCAAATTCTAAGCTATCTGTGCCATTATTAGGGACTAGAATTTTAATTGTCATTACTTAGTTCCTTTTGGATGCTTAGCTTTAATAGCTTTAATGCTGTCTACCCAAGTTGTCGTACCATTAATCAAGTCATCAAACCTCATCTCGTCTTGGTTTAGTTTGCTATATTCAATTTTACGATTCCTAGAATAAGTATCCCAATCAGGCATTTCATGAGTTTTAATAACTTCTCCTGATTCTATATTTTCTACTGTGCCATCATCCTGCACTACTGTAATAATCTGTTTCATCGTATTGCTCCATAGACTGTCATACGCCCTGTCCAAGCATTGCTTGTCTCACCTGAATAAAGATAAAGTTTAAGCCCAGTAATTGTAGTATTATTTGTATGGTTTACTCCCTGTATTTTTGTAGGGAAACACTCATCATTACCCGGATGTGTACCTATAGACTCATAATTAAAAAAGACAGGGGCATTGTGTACCGCACTTCTGAAAATATCAATAACACCATGTTGCCCTTTATCTAGTCTATTATAATTATCATTTACATAGTTTCTATCGTGGGAAGCAATTTCTACATTAGCATGGCCTGAATAACCACGGGTTGCACGATAGTGATAAGTTGAGGTTAGATCAGCACCAGATGCACCACCAGTTCTAAGCCTAAATGCAACATAATTACTTCCACTAGCTGCTCCACCATTAGTAACATCATATACAAATCTATACTTGTGATATGTTGTACTAAAGCAGTTATCAATAGTAAAGGAAGTTCCTGATGTAATATCTCCTGTAGTTGCAAGTTTAACCCAACCTGAACCACCTGTTGTTCCCGTACCACCACTACCCACTGGTAAAGGAGTACCTAGAGTAACTGCACCATCTGAAGCAATACGCATACGTTCTGCGCCATTAGTACCAAATCGAATTGTGCTAGGTGTATTAATAGTCAGACTAGCGTTTTCAAGTACCGATGTATCACCAGTGGTTGGCGCAGAGTCAGTGTTGATTAGAATATTCGGATAATTGTATAGATTAGTGTCACCATCAGTGTCACCATCAAGCTGAAATGATATAGCTTTAAAGTTAGCCGTATTTGACGCATTTCTTTTTATGTCTAACTGACTGTAGTTCCAGTTCGCAGCAGTCCTTAAAAAGGTACGGTTTGAGCTACTTGCAGTACCTTGCACTAAGCTACCAGAGGCAGTTACTGTTCCTGAGAATATCGCTTGTCCATCTGATTGTATTCGTAATTTTTCATCACTTGCTTCCCAATTACTAGCATCTGCGTTTGTGTCTACTAGGAAATATAGATTACCAACACCATTTGCAGCATGTCTCTTCTGATAAATTGCAGCTTTACAATATGTAGGATCACTTTGAAATTCAATACCAGTCTGTCCAGTATTAGTATTTGGATTATTAGTACGAACTCCTGTAAAGTTTAATGAGCTTGTTTCAGTAACTTCTAGTCTTCGTGCAGGAGCAGCCTCACCTATGCCGACATTGCCTGCACCAGTAACCGTTAACTTAGTAGCTATAGCCCCACTTGTAGTAGTCTTTAGCTCTAGTTTACTTTCACCAGAACTAATCTCTGTAGCTGTTACAGCTGCTACATTAAGGGTTCTAGAACAACCAAACTCTAAAGCATCTTCTCCACCATTAGGAGTTATAATTTTAACGGTCATTATTTGTTTCCTTATTAACCTTAGGTTGAGTAGCAAGCATCAATAAATTTTCATTTGACTTAACCATCTCATTTCTAAATGATTCTATAGCAGCTCCTGTCTGTCTTCCCTGTTGTGTTCCATCAACGAGTAGCATAGGTATCCATTGTATTGCACAATCCCAATGATCTACTGCTTTCCCTGATTGAGGATCTGTACCAGTAATGTGAGTGTACCAAGCACATTGATGCTCCATACATTCTTTTTTCAGCAAAGGACATAGTTTAGTTGCCATTAGTCTTTACTAGCTATAATTACATCATAATATTTCACAGCAAAATCCATTGCTGAGCCAGAAAATGCAGCAGCAGCATGGTTATGTGAAGACCCTGAACCCACAGTAGATGTCCAAGCATGGTTTGAACCTGATGTACCATTTTGTCCGTTAACATTACCCGCACCTGTCGACCCCACTCCAAAAGTTGCGCTGCCATTTACACCTGCCCACCCTCCAAGATGCTTATGAGCAGGCATCTGCGCTATACTTAGCGAAGTAGACCCTGATGCTGCATTTGTACCTGTAGGAGTTCTTGATGTAAACGCTGTTGTAAATGCTGCTGTACCACCCGTACTAGCAGATCCCGTAACCGTTCTCAGCGCACCATTATTAATAGCTGCTGTAGTATCTTTTGTCCAACCAGTAGGAGCAGCAGTTTGTTGGAACAACATTCTTGTTCCTGACGGAAACGCGGCTGCACCAGTAGCAGACCCCGTGCCACCAGATGCTACTGATAATGGAGTAGTTAATGTTAATGCTGCTGCTCCTATTGTTCCAGTTAGTGTTGGGCTTGCACTTAATACTACATTCCCTGATCCAGTAGCTGCCGTAGTTCCAGTACCGCCTTCTGCAGCAGGTAAAACTGTCTCAAAATCGGCACTACCTGATCCTGATATTACTGTTGTCATTTTAGATATTTCCTATTTTGCGAACACAAAAGCTGTGTAATGCACTATTAGCACCACTTACGGAATCGTGGTGTGGGCGGATTACATCATTCACAGCACATCTTATAATCCTAGAACAAGCCTCACAGGTGTTAGCTGCTGCGTAGGTTACAAAGATTCTATGGGCAACATTTATTCCCGTAATATCTGTTGTTAACTGATTTGAATTTAAGGATGCGCCATAATATATATTGCTGCCACCATTATATAAGCCTAAAAATACCTCATACAATCCTGCTTGGGTAATAGTGAATGAAGACCCTGCTGCTGCCGAACTTGCAAAGGTAATGGCAGCTCCCGTATCTTCTTGAAGCGATCCCCATATTGGTATTCTAGTATTTGTTGACCCCACGCCTGACTGTGAATGTACCCATGCAACGTGATTATTACCCGTATTACCTGTGCCGCCACTAGCCACAGGTAAAGGTGTAGTTAATGTCACTGTACCCGAAGAATCTATAGCCATCTTCTCTGAATTGTTTGTAAAGAAGGTCATTTTGTCATTATTGGGGTTATAACCTACCTGACCATTAGTTGTTGCACCTACTTTACCCATATACATTACAGTTTGACCGGGAGTTCCTGACTGTACTTGAAGGGAAAGAGAAGCCTGTTGGGAAGCTGCATCCGCTTTAACTGTTAGCTTGTTCTCCCCAGAAGCGGTTGTGCTAGTAATTAATGCAGCACCTAATGTGCCTGTAAGAGTAGGGCTTACACTAAGTACTACATTGCCTGATCCGGTAGATGCTGTAGCTCCTGTACCACCTTCCGCTACTGGGAGGGCTGTATGGAAGTCTGCACTACCTGATCCACGTATTATTGTTGGCATTTATTTCCCCTAGATTATTACCCAGCGATTACCCGTCGGTACAGTTATCGTCTGGCCTGTCGCGACACTAACCGGTCCAACACTCATCGCGTTACTACCACTTGGAATTGAATAGCTTGCTGAAATTGTTGCGCTTTGAACAACTAAGCCATTAGAGGCTTTTAGAACTGGAACAACTAAATCATCTGATAAAGCAGTAACTAATTGAGCAGAGGTAAATGAGCCTAATACTGCTGCATTACCTACACTGGTTACGTGACCAGTTAAGTTAGCATTGGTAGTTACTGAACCCGCACTACCTGTTGTATCTTGGTTAAGTGTTGGAAATGTACAATTGGTTAGCGTCCCTGCACTCGGAGTTCCAATATTTGGTGTAACAAGTAACGGATTATTATCAAATACTACTGATCCCGTTCCTGTTTCGTTAGTGAGTGCCGCTGCTAATTCAGCAGAAGTAAATGAACCCAATACCGCAGCGTTACCCGTGCTAGTAATATGCCCTGTCAAGTTAGCATTAGTAGTTACATTAGCTGCAAGAGTTGCGGTACCCGCATTTCCTGTGATAGTAGTTTGGTCCCCTGTATTAGTGCCACTAATAGCATTAAGTTTTGTCTTATCTGCTGCTGACATTGAGCCAGGAATAGAAGCTGTTGCTGCTGCTATGCTTATTGTTGGTGTTACACCACCACTTGTAGCTATAGGAGCCGTTACTGATACAGCAGTTACCCCTGCATTATCACCAGTATTCGTGCCACTAGCATTACCAAGTATTACTAAACCAGCATCAGTTACATAACGCTTATCTGTTGAATCTGCCACATTAGCAGTAGTGAGTGATACTGATCCTGTATTACCATTTACAGAAATCACTGCATCGGTAGGAGCCAGTAGTTCTGACCAATTAGAAAAAGTAGTAGCTGGAGATACTCTAAGGACAAATGATTTACTTAAATCACTCCTTATTGCCATATCTCCTACTTCAGCAGTAAGTGCTAGCTGAGCAGATTGGCTACTTACTACAGTAGTATTTGTAATAGCAAGAGCTGGAAGCTGAGAGGCAGGTACTTTACTATCAGAACCAAGACTTGCATATCCAGAAGCAGCGCCTTTATTAGCAGTATTCTCTGTGGTATAAGCAATAGTATCTTGCTTTGCTCCAAATGTCGCACCTGTGGCACGCATCTCACAAGGAGTCTCTGCAGCCCAAGTTGCAGCAGAAGTACCTTCCTGTGCACGCACAATGGTCACAGTGTTGCTACTACGCGCTGTTACTTTAAGAATTTCCCAGGTATCTTCTTTACCACTAGCATTCTTACTAAATAATGTGAGTAAGAAATAATCTCCGCCTGTGGGTAATGGCATTGATGACGCATCATCTAATACCAAAGATGTAGCCGAAGCATTAATTCCTGTGGCTACTTCGGTTACTATATTATTTGCAAAGAGTTGAGTCATAATTAGATCTCTTTAATTTTAAAAAATATCTCATCTTGAAATACACGGCCATCAGCAGTAGTAACAGTTGTTGTTACTTTATACTTAATACCAGTAGTACCACCTTCAGCCCAAAATTTTATTTTCGGATCATAGGTAGCTATGTTATCTATAGTTAACCCTGCTGGGTCTGCTACTACAGTAACGGATTCCACATTATCACCTGTTGTAAGTGCAGTAGTGTAATCTATAGTATAAGAAAACCTTTCAGCGGGTTGTTTACTTACCGTTCCTAACTTCATGCTACTCTCCTAAAAACAGTGTCTGCCGGTCTAACAAATTCAGTAACATTAGCTTCGCGCGTAAAGACCCTCCATGCTGGATCCAAGACTGTAGGATTTGCAATAGAGCCAACAGAAAGATTCATATCACTAAATATATTAGCAAATGCAAGCCGCATAAGAGTTCCAGGTACCGGGGTTACTTCTGCGCCACTTGTCACAGTACTTGTGGGCTCTACTATACGAAGGGCAGTAGACGTTACCTCAGAATTAGAAGAATCTATAAGAGCTGTAGGAAGGACTATACGAGTACTAGTGCTAGTAGTACTTGCTGTTGCTGTTGCAGCAGCAGTTCCAAATAGGAAAAAACTACCGAGTATTGGAGGTATAGAAGCACTTCCCGCTAATGAAGCATAAGCTAATACCAATGGTGTTCCACCACTGGCATTAAAACTTGCGCTGTTAAAGGCAGAGAAATTCATTTATTAAGCTATTGTAAGTACAATAGCTCCTGTACCAAATGAGAGTACATCACTTGGTAGCAATGTTTTAGCACTCACCAATGGTGAATGATATAACAAATTACCGTTAGTAGCTGCATCGTATATTCCTAGATGCGTAACCACTACCGAACCAGAACCGTTATTCCCTGGATATGTAATTGGTTTTAAGTTACTAGTAACTCCGTTACTAGGAGCAGCCCAACCAGTTGCTATTGCAGCACCTACTGCAGCATCCTTACGCACATAGGCGGGGAACGCTGAAGTTGTTACTTCATTCGCAGTTACATTCGCGTCAGTTGGGTCAGCAGTGAAAAGTGCAACATATATACCTGTAGGTACAGGGAAAGCGACTCCACGTAGTGTAGTCGCTATAATGTTAGCTTCAGTATAATCAGAAAACTTACTCATGGTGGTCCCTCTAGATTGTTAAAAATAAAAACGACAATTGTCGTAAATTACCCAATCAGCTGGAAGTTCCTTAAGAGTAGACATCCATATTGATGCTTATCATTGTACCAGACTCAACTGAATAATTAGTCAATTATACAAGTAATTTAGGTAATACTGTTTATTCATACTGGAGTAGCAGGCCAGATGACTTTATTAGGAAACCCAGTTTGATCAGTAATATCTCGTAGTGCTTGTCGATAAGTGACCCACCCTTTAGGAGTAGTTACATCCGGAAGCTGTGTCCAATCACTATCAGCTAATAATTTGTTTCGTTTGAATACTATAGCCTCTGCCTGTAGATCAGCTTTCAGTACCCATTTCCTATCTTCCCATACATGGGAACTATCTGGTTGATTAGGCTTTGTAGCTACCTTATTTTTAGTTGTAATAAAATAACCTGAGAGTGATTCAACGGATTTGTCTTCTAAAGACTTACATCCAGGGTATAAGGCTAAATTATTTTTAACCTCAGCTTTTGTTAGTACATTAGTTGTACTAAATAGTATTTTTCCATCTTCCGGGTTATATATAATCATTTTTTCACCGTTAGAATGACAGTTTTCCAATTAGAAAAAGTAGGCGTATTTTGAATAGTTGTATGTGTATAATTTACAGTTACCGTTTGATGGCCTGAAACTAAATGATGTACCATCGGGAATGTCATTATTTGGTATATATCACCACCAGCTATCGTTACACGGAATTCTTGTGTATACAAAGCAGTTCCAGCTACATTGAGGGTAGCTGTTCCCCAGGGATCTTTAGTTGTACCATGATCCAATTGTATAGTTATTAAAAGTATAGCAGGGTGTCCACCAAAGTTATGACTAAAGGATTGTCCATAGTATACTGAAGGTACTGTTACTGCATTATTTGCAATCTGTAAGGTATCTACTGCTAAGTTACCAATCTTCGCAGTAGTGACAGCAGCAGTGCCAATCTTTGCAGCAGTAATATTAGCATCTTGGATCTTAGCTGTAGTGATTGCAGCATCATCAATACTAGCTGTTTCTACTTTAAGGTAAGCAGCCTGTACTTTTTCATTTGCTACAATAAGACTACCGGATGTATCTCTTAATTTGGTAAAAGTTAATTCATTAATTACTGCCTGGTCAATAAAGGTCTCAGTGCCTACAATTATAAAAGGCTTACGCTTATTAGCAGCAGTAGTACCGACCCAGAATTTAGATACATCGAAGCCTGCTTCTACGCTAGCACCAGTATTATATATACCAAAGCCACCTACTAACCCGTTAGCAGTAACAGTGGTTGAGTATAGTGCTCCAAGAGCCCCAGTAGTAGCAATGTTAGCTGTTAAACTAGTTTGTACTGTAGCGATATTAGCACCAAGAGTAGTATTCACTGTAGTGATACTAGCAGCTAGTACTGCATCTTCAGTCGCTCGTACATTAAGTTCAGTTGCAATTGCTGCAGTATTAAGATTCGCACTGACACCAACTGCATCAATAGAAGTAACTAAAGCAGCATCTGCAGTAATTCTTGTAGTACTTTCTGACTGTACAAAAGTATTAAGTGTAGTGGTTGCTGATTGGACTGAGGTTAGGAAAGTATTTATAGCAGCACTATCTGCAACTCTTGCGGTTGTTTCTGTACTAAGCGCAGTACTCAATGTACCTATACTACTAATTTGCCCACTTAAGACACTACCAAGATACCCAGATTCAATTTCACCTGTTAAAGCAGTAGCAACATCTGTAATAAGTGGGCGAGCAATAGCAGATGCTGGACCAATAACGTCACCCACAGTACCGTTAACTGAAACGATCTTAATCCAGTAATAATACGTAGAGGGGAAATCAGTTTTATCGTAATACCGATCACCAGTTGCTACTGTAATTTGGGGTGCTACAGCAAGTACATTTGTAGTAGCCCTGTACACCAATATGTGCGAAACTGCATGAGGGTAGGTTGTAGGATATGTCCAAGAAAGTTCGATGCCTCCAAAAGCTGGAGACGCAGTAAGGACTACATTATTATCGGGATCTCCGGGTACAGGACCTGACCATTCCCCGGTACCACAGCCGCCATGTGTAGACATTAAGAACTCCCTAGATTAAAAATTATTACTATATTTTACATGTCATTAACAAGCAGTATACCCTTTTTCTCTTCATAGCGCTTTCCAAGCGCTGTTCCAAACTTTTATAGGAAATACTATGTCCAAAGATGTTACTGATAATTGTATTAAAGTATTAGATCACGGCTTGGTTCGTCTAGTAGATTCTATGGGCTCTGACTTAAGTGTAGTCAGGTCCGCTCGTGTCTCATATGACGCTGAATGGCGTTCTGGAGAAGACTCTGATAAGGATGCCAAGCTACTAAATTACTTAATTAAAAATAGGCATACTAGTCCATTTGAATCCTGCGTCTTTACTTTTGAAGTAAAGGCACCTATCTTTGTACTTCGTCAATGGCATCGCCATCGTACATGGAGCTTTAATGAGATCTCAGCTCGTTATGCTGAGTTACCAGAGGAATTCTATATTCCAGCTAAAGAGGATATTACAACTCAGTCATCTTCTAATAAACAAATGAGAACTAAGGACATAAACCCACACGCAATATTTCATCAAGAATCAATAAGGAATGCTAATAAAGCCTCCTTCGTAGCTTATAAGAAGATGTTGGCTAGTGATGTACCCCGTGAGCTAGCTCGTTCTGTGCTACCTCTAGGTACTTACAGCCACATGTTTGCTACTGTTGACCTACATAACTTAATGCATTTCCTTAACCTTAGGCTACATGAACATGCACAGTATGAGATACAAGTCTACGCTGAGGCCATGCTACAACTAATTGAACCTATTGTACCAATATGTACAGCAGCGTTTAAGAAGCACATTCTTTAGGATAAATTATGCCCTCTAAATACTCTAATGTATCAGATGTACCTTTAGCTTTAGCTGTATTCCTTGCATCAGATACTTATGCTCATAACAGCGATCCAAACACCATTAGTGCTACTGCGCTATTAAAACCACTGCGCCAAGTCATCCTACCGCTTCGTATACCGCCCGGAGAGGGCCTAATTAATCTTTCTGATATGATGGCTAGCCGTATGGGCACAGCGATCCATGACGGCATCGAGAAAGCTTGGATGACAAATTACCCAGCAGCAATGGAGGCAATGGGATTACCTAAGAAAGTCATCGAGCGTATTGTTATCAATCCTACCGAGAGACCAGACCAACTAGGTCCTGATGTAATTCCTATATACCTAGAACAGAGATTATCACGCAAGGTAGGTACATGGACTGTTACTGGACAATTCGATTTCATTAGCGAAGGTAGAGTACAGGATTTTAAATCAACTGGTGTCTGGACTTACAAGAAACAAGCTAATACCTCTAAGTATATTGAGCAAGGTAGTATCTACCGTTGGCTTGACCCAGAACTCATCACTGCAGACGATATGGAGATTCACTATATCTTTACTGATTGGAAAGCAATGATGGCTAAAAGTGATCCTACTTATCCAGCAAAGAGGTTCCATACACAGAGCCTACAGCTTATGCCACTGGAAGAAACGAATAACTTCATTAGAAACAAATTAGATCTAATTAGTAAGTACTTTGATGCTGCAGAAGAAGATATCCCACTTTGTAGTGATACCGACCTATGGCGTAGTGCGCCACAGTTCAAATATTATAAAAATGGAAATATTAATTCTAGCCGTAGTACAAAGAATTTCACCACAAATAACGATGCCGTACTTCATATGGCTACTAAAGGTGGAAATGTAGGTGCAATTAAAGAAGTCCCGGGGACAGTCACTGCATGTAAGTACTGTCCAGCATTCGCAATATGTACCCAGAAAGACGCACTCATTGAGAGCGGCGATCTTCTCATGGGTTAAGTCAATAATAAGGAGTAACTATGCTGCATGTAGATCAGATGGAGTACCACAAGACAGCTGAGGACGTAGTAGGGATCTTACGAGATCATACACAAAGAGATGATTCATTATTCTTTCGTCTCCTAGTAGGCTACTATTTTAGTTTAGCTGCATCTCAGATGCGCTGTACGATTGACTCTCCAGATCGAGGAGAGATTCCCATTAATATGTACGCACTTAACTTAGCCCCAAGTGGTTATGGTAAGACAATGGGTACAAATCTGATGGAGGAGCAGGTATTAAGCCAGTTTCGCCATCGCTTCTTAGATGAAACATTTCCTATATTGGCAGAGGACAACTTACCTAAATTAGCACTTAAACGCGCTAACCGTAAGAGTACCGATCCAGATGAAGAAATGCTACGAGTTGAAAAAGAGTTTGAACGCCTAGGCACTCCAGCATTTTCCTTTGATTCAGGTACAGCACCTGCTGTTAAACAGATGCGTCATATGCTTCTAATGGCAAATGCCGGATCCATGAATCTTATTATGGATGAGGTTGGAGCTAACTTAGCTGCTAATACAGAGGTATTCGATACATTTATTGAGTTGTTTGATAAAGGGATAATTAAGCAGAAGCTAATTAAAAATACTTCTGACAGTATTCGTAATGAAGAAATCATTGGTAATACCCCTGCTAACTTATTAATGTTCGGAGTACCAAATAGATTATTTGACGGTGCTAAAACTGAAGAAGCTCTAAT